ATTGTTTGAGTTGCAGCACCGTCAATAGTTTGTGCTGCCTGAGTAGCAATAGTTATATTATTCCCTGAAGCATTTCCACCAGTATCCTTAATTGTTACAACTCTACCAGCTGTAACTGTTGCTGTTTGTAAAGTTACAGTACAAATTCCTGTTGCAGTATATGAAACACCTATGTAATGATCAGAAGTTAAAGTTGAATAAGTCGAAGCTGCTACATTTGTAAAATGTGCAATTCTTCCTGAATCAGTATATAAAAGATTGTTTACTTCTAAATTACTAAGAATTACATCGCCGTTTCCAGCCAATGAATGACTAGAGGTTTGACTACCGCAAAGTTGTGTACCTGGTCTAGTTATTTGCCATCTTGCTGCAAAAGTAATTGCTGAATCTATAGAAGTAAAAGCATCTGATTGAGTAAAGAAAGCTAAATTTCCACTAGTACCTAATTGAAATAATTGACAATCATTATCAGCTACCAATCTTCTTAAAGTACCACCATCTGAATAAACATTTCTACCAAAATTCATTATTGCAGTTCCTCCAGCTGCTCCTGATTCGAATATAGCACTAGCAGATTTAATTTGTAAACCATCTTCTACTTTATAACTTGTTACTGCTATACCTATTGCTAAACTTCCAGTAATATTTAAATCACCAGAAACTGTACCAGACAATTTAAGCCCACCAGTTGTTTCATCATATATTGAATTTAATATTTCTTGTTCACTTTTTAAAGACATAATTATGTAAATAACATTCTTAACGATTGACTTGTTGGGTCAAACGCAGAATTTAATATATTTTGTTCACTTATTAAACAATCTGGTAAACTGCCGACTTTTGTTCCTGTTGCAGCTACCACTTTTAAGTTTTGATTTGTTGGATCAAACACAGAATTCCATATTTGTTGTTCTGTTAATTCTGACATATTTTTAACCTTAAGAGGGGGAAGTTAAATCTTCCCCCTTTATATATACTAATAACTTGATGGATCTTCTTGTCTAAGTCCTGAGTTAGCACTTTCTGCATAAGCATCAGTAGTATCCCCTGAACCTGTCCATAATACTAAACCTGTTGATGGGTTTAATACTTTAGCTGCCATATTAGCCTTCCATCCATAAGTAGTGTATTGGTTTAATGGGTCAAATTTAGTTGGACCTTGAGAAACATAAGTTTCTAGTCCACCAATCCATTCAGCTACGCCAAAGAATCCTTTACCAAAGATAAATGATCCGTAAGCGACAGTTGAAGCTGTACCACCTGCATTTGAACCACGTTTAGCTGGTCCTAATGGTGCATCAATTACTCTAGCACCATATAATTTACCAATTTCACCATTGTATAAAGCATCTACGCCTTTTTCTACATACTGATGGAATCCGATAAATGTTGAATCTCCTGCAATATCTCCTGCCACTTCTGTTGGAGTTACCATAATATAATCTGAACCTGTATATGGTATAGCTCCTAAACTCTTAAGTTTATAAATAGCATTTTTAATATCGGAAACACCTATAATGTTTGTTGATGATACTGTCATAATACCTGCAGAAATAGTTGATGTCATTCCATAGTAATCAGTCACTTCATTAGAAGTTTTGAATCTATGTAATACATTTTGTCCTGCTGCAGAAACGTTATTAACAATACCGTTATTAATAACTCTTTCCATTGTTTCTGCTGCTTGTTGTCCTAATCTTGCAACTGATTCTTTTCCTACATCCATGATAGAAGACCAGTCTGCTACGTCAGAGATAGGTACAATATCACCATATTGACTAATTGTTGCAGATACAGCAAATGTTGATAAATTTCTACCAGCAGATGTTGTAAAGGCTTGTCCTTCTGTTAATACTCTTCCTAAATCAAATTTTCTTACTATATTCCATTTAACTGAATTACCCTCATTTTTAGGTACAGGTTTTTTATCAGCGAATTGGAACATTCTTACTGTCTGATCGACAGTTTCTAACAACACTTTGTCAAAATACGTTTTAATAGTATTTGTAATATCACCTGTAAGTGTTGTTGCTAATGAATCACTCATATAATTTTTCTCCTATGAAGAAACTTATAACGTGAATACATTTTATTGTCCGAATAAATAACAATTTTATGCACCAAGTTTTCTTCTCATTTCATTTTCAAAATCGGTTGTTGAAATATCACCATCGGCAAGTCTTTGTCCTAATTCTTTTTGCTCCTTAGGACTAGCCACGCCTTGTTTCTCTGTTTTAGATGCATTCTTATTGTCAATGTTATTATAAGCTTTTTCAACACCTGTCTTTTCTGCTGACTGCACTTTGTCATCAAATGACGCAATTTTGTAAGCATCAGACCATGTTATATTTGGATTTTCTTTTTTAGAATCTTTAACTGCATCCAAATAATTAATGGCATCAGGATTGTTGTCTAAAAAATCCTTTGCTTCTTGCCTAGCTATAATTGGAGCTAGACCCTCATTAACAGCATCTTTAACTAATTTGTGTGCGGCTTTTTCTTCAGTTAAGTTATCAACTTGCTCGTTGACATCATCTGTTTTAGCCTCTTGATTATTAGTTAATTCTTTTAAAGCTTTATAATATCCTTTTCTTTCAGCTTTAGAAGTCATCTCTTTAACACGAGAATGGGGAATACCTGCATCCGTTTTTTCTTCAGGTTGTGCATCCTGACTCTCCTCTGTAGATTGCGATTCTACTGATTCAGTTGCCTCTGTACTTACATCAGTTGCTTCTGTTGTTACGCTTGTTTCTTCTAACATAATTTTACGTATTATTACGAGTGTAAACCTATCGTTGTTTACGCACGTTTTTATTTAATTTTACTTTTTAAATAGTTTTCTTTGTTGTTTTAAATATTTTATAAATCTATTTAATTCTTTTAATCCTACTATATAACCTTGATTTCTCTCTAAATCATCTTTATTTACTACTAACAATAATTCAGTATGACGCTTCATCTTATCTGCAAAATGTTTTTCTAATTTTTCCCAGCCTTCATGTTCAGTTAATTTTAAAATACTATTGCAATAACCCAAAGTCATTTGGGGCTTGACCTTCAACGGCTCCTTGTTGAGGTTGTTCTGCTGGGAGAGCCTGTTGTGGACTTGGCTCTGGTTGTATGTTTTCATAAGCATCTTCTTTATTAGGTAAATCAAAGGAATCTATTAAATTATCTAAATAAAATTTAAGATTAGGTTTAAGTTGAGTTGGAGTACCAAACTCATCAGTTTCTGTAAATACACTCCCTCCAAATGGAGCAACTGTATTAAGTAATTGTTCTGCCTCTGTTCTTTTAACACTATTATTAATTGGTTGAGTAGAACCTGCCTCTACATAAAAATCATATTTCTTAGCAACTGCCTTAGATGGTATTTTCTTAAACTCAAACCCTGTATCTCCTAAAACTCTAATTGTTGTATCTCTATCAATGAATTTCTGATTAAGGCATAAAAGTTTTTCTCCTAGTCTTTTAATTGCCTCTTCAATATTATCTAACTTATATTGCATTCTAGTTCCAGATGATTCTGCAGAACTTAAATATCCTCTTGCTGTACTATTGAAATTACCTGTTGTAGTCCCCTCAGGAGCTTGAATTTGCCCTAAGAGCGACGGCATCACTCCAGATGTCCTATCCATATCATTTTTAATAGTAGCCTCTTCTTGTACTGAATCTTGTGTTGTATCGGATACCGGTAAAGGCTTAATTCCGTTAATGTCATCTGCATGAATAGTTCCACCAGGTCTAGATATTAACTCATTATCATCAATACCAGCATTGTCATCAACTAACCACATTGAATTAATAATTAAATTCCTATTATCTAATCTTTGGTTTCTAGTAGAATTAAGTTCATTCTGTAAGCTCATTAATGGCTCAACTTCTCCAATAGCCCAAAATTCATTTGGAACATTAGTATCGTACATTTCCACAAAAGGTTTACCACATGGAATAACTTCTTCTAGTTTCTCCATTCTAATTACTTTTGTTTTGTTTGCTACTACAATAATATAGTCTTCTGGTTTACCATTTTTTGTTGTTGAAAACTTACCATACCATTCTAAAAGCTCTACTTTTTTACTATCATCTTTTCTAGGCATACTTCTATCTAAATTGCCTTCTTTTCTTGAACGATACTTGTCTTCTTTATCACCAGATTGTAAATCTTCAGTATCTGAATAAAGTTTATTCTTTTTAACATCTGCTAAGTTTTTCTCTACTTTATGAATAACCCATCTAGCATCTTCAATATTAGTAGAGAATGGGTCTATATAAAAATCATAGATATTAACAGGTGAAACATTAGGATGATCTTTATCTGCACCCTCAAACTCCCAAAAAACCTTTACTACACCCACACCATAAATAAGCATGTCTTTAACCCAATTCTTTAATTTTCCTCTCATTTCCATTATGTCCCATTGCCAATTAACTAAGTCTTCATTTTGTTTGGCATCCAAAACATCACTCTCTTCTTGAGGAGCGATAATAATTTTAGGTTTTTGAGAAATCATCCTTGGCATGATAGTTTCTATAACCTGATAAACGTAGGGAACAAAAAGGTTTGCCTTCCAAGGCAAACTAGTGTCTAAAATACCACGATATACTTTGTAGTATTCTATGAAGTTATTAAAAATTTTAGTCTGATAATCATCAGAGATTTGATAATGCTCTAGTACTGTTTCTAAAGCTTTTTCGTTTATTTTACTTTTAGACATAGATTAGCGATTAGTATGCTCGCTTCGCTAATTTATAGCCTTGCTTAATAAGCTGTATATTTATTATTTCTTTTGAATGTTTGTGTTTTTCTTACAATGTTAGTTCTTTCTGACTTAAATGTACTTAATGCATACCTTAATGCATCTAAAGCATGGTCATTAAACGGTTCAGGTTTTTCTTTTTGATCTTTTTCTTCATCTTGTTCTGGATAATGATAAGTATTAAATTCATCTATAATATATTTTAACACACTTCTTACTTTTAGTCTATTTTCTATTAATAGGCTACGAACGTTATTAATACCCCTAGTTATTTGTTTTTCTCCACCTAAAGCAAATAATCCTGCTTGTTTAAACTCTTCTATCCTATCAGGTTCTGCACTATCAGCATAAAAACGTTGTATTTTCCATTTTTCCTGTAAGTTTTTAGCTTTCTCTATTATTTCAGGAGTGGTTAAATGTGTTTTATAAAATTCATCTACTACCCAAAAACACCCATCACTATCTAAACCTATTACTATAATTGCAGCTGGATTCTTAAATCCCCAATCAACACCAGCTATAACTTTTACAAAATGTTTTGGATAACTATCAACAATAGCTTGTTGCGGTATATCGTACACTAAACCTTCCATTTTAGTAAACAGTCCACAATAACGTCTTTCAAATGTTCTCTTATCCATTTCAACTTTAACACGCTCATATTCTTCTTTAGGAAAGTAAGGATTATCTACTGATCTAAACTGAACTATCTTATAATTAGCTAATCCTTTAGAACATTTCTTATAAAAGTCTGTGTAAAGCCAATTAAGAGTGTACGGAGTAGTAGTCATAAATATCTTACCACTTAGTATTGCTGTTCTACCTTGCATATTAATCCATGCCTGTAGTTTCATCTGTCCTGCCTCATCAGCCCATATCCATTTAATGGTCATACCTTCAATTACATTTGGATTTTCTGTAGAACGAATATATATCTTACCTCTCTTAGGAATATCTATAACTGATTCTTGTTTTTTATAATATTTAAGTAAGTCAGGATTAATCTCAAAAAACTTAGGCAGTGTTGACTGAGTAAGTATTTTGTAAGTTGGTGCAGTTATAAGACCGTCTAACTTAGGGAATTTATCAAACATTATCCTAGACCATATTGCACCTGCTATTGTCTTTCCTGACTGAATCCCTGCTACTAAAGCTACAAACCTTTCTTTAGCAAAGATAGCTAAGTCTTGGAAATGATGTAATTTAATTACTTTCATGCAACTTCAATATTATCAGTATTATCAGCTGGTATATATTCATCTGCTCTAAAAATCTGTACAGGTAATGGTTGCCCTTCAAATCCTATATTTTGCTTAGGCATACCATCTAAATAATTCCATACAAGTTTAAGTGCCGTTAAATCTCCATCCATTGCTAATATTAAAGTCTTTTCAATAAATAACTCTTTATTTGTTTTCTCTTTACCTTTTGGAATATTATTTAATAACTCCCTCATTAATCCAGTAAGAGATTCTTCTTGTGGTGGTCTTCCGTTAGGATTACCTGATTGACCTTTACCCCAATCTCTACCACCTGTTTTTTTTCCTATTGACATGTTTTTATCGCTGTTAATGGTTGTTAGTTCGTTGTTCTATTATAACTTATTTACTAGTATTTATCTAAAAATCTCATTATATTAACTACTATTAAGCACACTGATATCACTATTCCCGATATATTTAGATAGTTTAAATTATGTTCATAGTATATAAAAAAGAAGGTAGTGCTTATTATAAGTCCTATTGTTCCTATTGTTATGTAGAACATTATTTTCATATTATTTATTTAGCTTTAAATATATTTCTTCATACCTTCAATTATTTCCCAACAATTTGAATGTATATAAAAATCTTTCTTTTTTTTAAAATCATCATTGATTATCTTTTTTCTACAATAATCACAAATTTCTTGTTCTTTCTTCATATATTTTACAGTTATGGCAAATGTATTTGCCTCTTTTTACTTTATAATTATATATTTTCATATTTATTTTATTGTAAACAAACCCAAATTGCCTATTACGTATTTTATCTAAACATTCTTTTCTAATGCAAACTTCTTTATGTTCAATAATTTGTTTGTTGCGATAAATCCATAAAAGATATAAATCAGTTATCTCTTCATCATGTTCAATAAAAGTAAAATGTTCATCAAATTTAGTACGCCAAGAGTGTTTTACATATTTATAGCTATCAAAGTTTTGAAATCTGTTTTGTACACCACACCCTTGACATTCCAATAATAAATCATATTTCATATTCTTCTATTAGTTTTTCTATTAGTTTTTCTATTTTAAATTCAATAAATTCCTCACCTTTTTTAACTTTAACTTTTTCAATAATTGCCTTATAAATCCTATTATCATTAAAACCATACTTATTTTGTAGAATATCAGTAAAAGGTTTAATTGGATTATCCCAATCACTTAAAATATTACTAAATCCAAACTTATAGTAAACTTGTAATTTTCCCTCTGGTATTTTCATTTTAGGTAAAATATAAAAAACTTCTTTCTCATAATCTTTATATTCTTGTGTTTTAAATCTTCTTCCTTGCCAAGCTTTATTTACAGATAATGGTTTAATTTTAATTAAATAATTCATCTAATCCCCTTTCTTTATAGTTATTTCTTATCTTCCATTAACCATTTATAAAATAAATATATAACGCCAAGAATTACAATTTTCTTTTTGTTATTTTTTACAAATCCAGTAATTTCTTTTGTAGTTTCAATTGAACTTTTTTTTA